ATGTCTCTTTCAGTTTTCTCGAGAATTTTCATGAAAAAGTACCTTGCCGTGAGTGCGGCGCTTGCTGGTTTTCTGTCGTTGTTTGCCGTGCCCTCCCATGCCGACATCTCATTGGGGGTAAACCGAGTGGTACTGGTTGCGCCGAAGAAGGAAGCTTCCGTTTTAATGCTGAACGATGAGTCGACCTCCTTCATGGTCCAGTCCTGGATCGAGCCCTTCAGCACCAGCACCGATCAGGACGTACCCTTTGCTATTACCCCTCCCCTGAAACGTCTGAACGGAAACGCTCGGCAGCAGTTGCGTGTTCTGTATCAAGGCACGGGGCTACCGACGGACAGGGAGTCGGTGTTCTGGTTGAGCGTGCAGGAAGTTCCCCAGAAGTCGCAGGATGAAAACATCCTGCAGATTGCCGTGCGCCAGCGCATCAAATTGTTCTACCGGCCCGCCGACTTGCCAGGCGACGTTGGCCAGGCCCCATCCAGGTTGCAATGGCGCATGGTGCCCAGGGATGGTAAGCCGGGCCTGGAAGTCAGGAATGACTCAGCGTTTCACATATCTTTCAGCTCGGTGAACCTCAAGAACGGTTCGAACAACTATCCGATTCCCGCAGAAATGCTGCCCCCCTACTCAAGCCAATCATTCGCGATCGAGGGGGCCTCTTCCTTGGCTCCAGGCGGAGCAACAAAGATCGAGTTCGAAAGCATCAACGACGATGGATTAGCTGTACAGCACTCAAGCAACATTTCCAGCTGAGCATGGTTAAAGATCAGAACGCTTTGTTTGTCGCTTAACCCCACATCTAGTTATCGGCTGAACATCACTTCTTGGTGACGTACACACTTCGCCAACGATCTGCAGCCAACAAAAGAATCATTTCCGAACGAATGGAGCCAAGGATGTGTGAGAGCGATTCACCCACGAACTGCATTCAAGGTCGATCAGGGAGAAACAGGCAATGAAGACCACAGCAGAAAGAATTTTCAGCGCAAGATTCATCGTGCCGCAACTGTGCGTAATAGCATTCATAGCCCTCGCCGTGTCACCGCCCGCGAAGGCGGATGTAACAGCATTCGGGCAGGAGATTTCGATCCCGAGAAACACAGTCAACGGCACCGTAGTGGCTCGACATTACATGACTCCGCAGGAGGTATGCGGTGGATCGAGCTGCAGAGTCACCCAAGTTTTCGCCTACCCAGATGGCGGCGGGTCCTCCTCAAACTCAACAGTACTCACCACGAATGTCTCGGGCATATCGACTCGTTTGTTGATCAATGGAAGAGCCTACGGAAGTTCATATCCAGGGGAAACGTTCACGCGGCCAATCGAAGTACAGTTACTCGGCGATGGTCGAGAAAATAAAGGCGGCTCCCTTGCGGGCGTCCACGGCTCACCGTACTACTACACTATCTCAACAGTAGGGGGCTTCGCTTTTCGAATCTACCTGAAGGGCACTATCACCCCTATCGACGGCACCTGCTCGGTACCGAGCCAGACGGTAACGCTACCCAAGACCTTGATTCAGCGCCTGGAGCGCGTCGGCTCGACAGCCGGCACCAAGAGTTTCCAGATACAGATCAACAACTGCCCCAAGGGCTATAACCGGGTTGGCTATACCCTTGACCCGATTGGCGGCGTGATTGTGAACTCGCCAGGGGTGTTGCCGCTTGCTGGCGGTTCGACCGCGAGCGGCATAAAGATCCGGGTCGAAAACGCCCAGGGCACTCCAGCAACCATGGCTACCTCGATAACGCTCGATGGATACAGAAAGGCGGAAGGTGGCTCGTTTGTCATTCCGATGCAGGCGTCCTACATCAGAACCGACACAGTCGCCAAACCGGGAACGGTAAAGGGGGCGATGACCGTGTTTATGGATTACCGGTAACCCTTCCCAAGGCAAGAGGCCTGAAGGTGATGTAGAAGTTCAGAAAAAGGCTCAGCGGGCGGGCTGAGCTCTTGGGTGTTAAACCACTGGAAACATGCCCCTAAGAACATTCGCCACCAATGAGAAGGTGTTGTACAGCCATACCGGGAAGGCCAGATAGGCAGATCCGATGATAGTGAGGGCAGACGAAAGGATGATCACGCCAGAACCCTGCCCAAGGATTTTGGGGAGCGTCACCTCTTCGTGATACCTGATCTGTGCCAAGCAGATATTAATGCGCGACTCGGCGAATCTAAGGCCTTGCCTAAAGACCTTCTCATCCATGGCCGCTACTTTTTTGATTTCATCAATCTGGTCTTGAAGATGCTTAGCTGGATTTCGTGGATCTCCCCCCATCATTCCTGCTGTGAACTTGAAGGAGTGCGACTCCGTCTCATCGATGTCGGGCAAATAAGAATCAAAGTTCACTTTCTCTGCCAGGGCTGCTTTCTTCCCGCCGCAGTATGCCAAGACGATTGAGGTAAGAGCAGAGATGGCCACGATGACCATACCGAACTCTAAGAACCAGTTGCCCTTGAAAAACCCAAGGCCAATCGATATCGCCAGAATTGTGAAGGGGATGAGCGCGGTGAAAAATCTCAATTGGTGTCGCCCTGAAAGATGGGGATCAGCATCATAAATGCCGTTCTGCACTACCACCATTAGATCACACCACCTGTACGAATCCCCAGTAACGCCCCTATCCCGCCGGATAGTAGCCTCCTGCCACACACAATGGATTTCCCGGTCCTTTGCCTGTAAGCCCAAGGACTGGGATTGCGCTAATTTCGGCGCGCTTATGGCCTAGGAGGTCAGCATGAGTAGTTTTGAAGGTGCGTTAATTCGAGAGCAAGGGCAGACCTTTGCGGTGGTGATCGTCAAGCATCACCACACCTCATCCACCAGCGCAGCTAACGCAGCACGCGAAGCGTTCCAGCCACACTTTCCAGGTGTGCCCGTTGTTCTTGCGTCACAAGATGCTCGGGGAACCTTCCGCTATCACGGTCGACCAGATCTGGCCAAATTCCTTGCAGGACTTCACCCTTCGCAAATTCCCTGGAAGAAATACAACTACTAACTGCTACTGATACTTACGGGACTTCCTCTTGTGGGCACTCGAAAGAAGCCGTCACCAAGAAGATTTATCGGCGCGTGAGAGTGATCGTAAAGCCCGCCCGATAGCCACAACATTCGGAAACGATGATTTCCTCCAACCAATAAAAAAGCCCGTAGATCGTTGATCTACGGGCTTTTCAGTTTGGAGGCCGAGGTCGGAATCGAACCGGCGTAGGCGGATTTGCAATCCAGATAAAATCTCAATACTTTCAATAAGTTAATGAGAAATCCGTTCCGCAAGTGCCATTCTTTAGAAAGGCTGGGACCCACGGTCTACGCAGGTCATGGTTTTGATTGCGGAACTGATTTCGTAGGCGTTCCTAGCGGCTAAGAACCCAGTGACAGTCGCCATCCTACAAACGCCCAGCTCAACCCCGCGCCAAGAGATGAACCAGTTCAATCGATCCAATGATAGATGGAGGCATGGATAGGGATTCGAACCCGACCGAAGGACTCGGCAGGACGCAATAGGCCTGTATTTGCTGGGTCAGAAGACAGTGCCAACGGGCTGTCGCGGCCTATTTCGGCCCCGCGTTTGCCCTAAATTTGCCCTAACCGCTGCCCCGTTTGCTTGGCTCGTAAAAGGGGCTGGCTACATCCCCAATACCCACACATATGCTTGGCATGCCTGAAATGAGATCAGTCCTTGGTCGCCTTCATCGGTGATTCCGATGAGGGATTGGAACGCCCTAAATCTAAAAAGCCGCCCCAATCCAAACGAACCAGTAGGTCAGCCCCCCATTCTGAAACGTCCAGAGAACCGTCAATATCCATAGCGACAATCAATGGGCGCTAGCTTGCAGGGTGTATGGTGCCACCCTACACTCCCCTCATGATAACGACCTTCCAGCACAAAGGCCTTCGGGACTTTTTCCAGACAGAGTCGACCCGAGGCATTCAAGCTCAGCATGCTGCTCGGCTTAAACGAATCCTCGGCGCCCTGGCCGTCGCTATCAAACCAGCCGATATGGATATTCCTGGATTCAACCTGCACCCCCTCAAAGGGAACATGGCAGGGTTCTGGTCGGTCACAGTATCAGGAAACTGGCGGGTAATTTTCCGCTTCATTGGCTCAGATATAGAGCTTGTTGATTATTGCGACTACCACTAGCACAGGAGGGTAATGACTATGCTTATGCACAATCCGCCCCACCCTGGGGAAATTCTTCGCGAAGACGTACTTCCAACGCTGAAAATGAGTATCAGCGATCTGGCGGAACATCTCGGATATTCGCGGACTCACTTTTCTACTGTCCTTCATGGTCATACGGCTATAAGTGCAGAGATGGCTGTACGCTTAGAGATGGCGGGAATAAGTAATGGCCGGCAGTGGTTGGCAATGCAGTCCGCCTATGACTTATGGCAGGCGGCAAATCGCGACCACCCTGCAATCACTCCACTGGAGATACCTTAGATTTCTCTGTCAGCCCTTGCGGAGCCTGGGCTGACAGTTTCTTGAGGCCTCGCTAGCCGTTTACGAGCAACTCAACGGCAGAATATCTTCCACAACTGATCGCGCCCACCTCCCCCCACGCTAATGCTGAGTCATCGTCTCACAAGGAACAACGGTTTGCGTCGAGCAGGGATTTGAATCCAGCTGATCACTCACACAAGCCGCATCGGGCCATAATATTTACGGTGAATCCGCACCTTCGCGTCAGCCAGAAATGGCCCAATGCGACCCCGCAGAATGCCTTAAATTTGCCCGAGAAACTGAACCCGTTCATTCCTACCAATGCCTAGGTATCAGCATCCCCCCCTCCCTCCGCAGCCATCAAATGTACCCTGTCAACGCCCCCAACGAGCGTAGACATACTGCTTTCAAGTTAGTAATCTCAGAATGGAAACCAAGCGACAGCAGCCATTTTTCTCAAAGTTGCTTTTGTCTAAACATGCCGACATGGAGAGCACATGGAAGTAACAGCACTTACGGGCTTAATCCTACAAATCAATAGCCTGATTGACTCCGGAAAATATAACGACATCACAATCTCCGACGTGCATAACGCAATTGAGTCGCAGAGATTACTGCGCTTCATTAAGGAAAAATGCGGCACAGACATCGACCTGAGCATCTACTTAGAAAGTAGAGCCTATGGAGACTTTGAAGATTTCTACGAAGAAAAAATTAATCAAATTTATAATGGTTATGCTGGAGACGAAAATCGTAAATGGGGCATTAGAAACCTAGGTCTTTGCCTTGTCCTCGCGTGGACGAACGAAATCATACAGTGGGGCGAAGGGTTGCAACTCTCCACACGGGGCTAATTTGAATTTGTCTGGGCAATTACTTGTGTCCCTCTTGCTGTCACCACCAACCGGTAGGAGCAAGAGTCATTAGAACCGAGGAACCTGGAGGATCAATGAGCGAAGAGATTGAGGTACTGAAGCAACTGCTTAGCAATGGCGATCTTGATCAAGAAGACGCTAAGGTTAGCGGGATTGCCAAGCTTGCTGTGGACAAAGGGTTTGATCATCTAAGCGCAGCACAGAAGGCAGTACTTAACCCTCATCTTCAAAGAGCATGCGAAGGAGTGGAAGATCCAGGCGGCTATCATAATGAGTGCACAGTGGTCCTCGAGGGCAAAGATCTGGCGGCAGCACTGGAACAAGCAGGATATTACGGCAGTGTCCTCTGCGAAAACTGCGTGAATGAAACTGAGCAGTACGCGCGAGAATGGGATCGCATCAAAAGGGAGTAAACGTTTTGACGTCCCCTACTCCGATTGTACTGGAGCATTAACGAAAAAAGGCGCTCAAGCCCATGAATACTGGGGCTGAGCGTCTTTTTTCGCACCACCTCATCAACGCGAGCCGGAGACAGCCTCGCTGAATCGGGATCACTTAGCCACCTATATAACCAATCTCGTGAGAGCACCTCGCCCCCCCAGACATTCTCGAAGCAGTCATCGAATGAAAGCACCACAATAACGAAAAACGCCATGGGAATCCCCAGGGCGTTTTTAGCCAACGTTTAGAGAGAGAAGTTATTTCTTAGAAAGCAACTCGGTTGAACAGCTCCAACTTTGAACCTTTTCTTCGGAGCCCAACGAGATAATTTTCAGGCAGCCATCCACAGGAGGCTTTTTATCAATGTCAGTTTCTATATACGTTTTAGGCTTCGGACCGTTGTCGATTTGATCCTGACAATTCTGGGCTTCCTCGACGTAAGCTGCCAAAGCATCCTCTGGCGTTTCTGTTCGGATGTTCCCCGCGACCACAGACCAGTATTCTTGGGCCTTATAACCCGCTCCGCGGCAGTAGGATAGCGGCGAAAACATATCGCCCAACGCATCACCTTCAGCGCGCAGATCAAGCATTTTCTTATGCTGCGTGGGTAAGGCGGCGCCAACTGGAAGCGACTTCATTGCCTTTATCTCGCCGACATAGGCCGTGGTCTTCAGCAAGTATGCGATTGCCCCCTCTCGATTCGCCGAGTACTGATCGAGTTCCTTTTTATTATCGCCAGTAACCTTATATCCAGGATCATTACACCCTGACAGTCCAGAAATAGCAGCAGCGAGACACAACCCAACAATCGCGGACCTTTGAACTTTTTTCATATTCCCTACTTCGCGGCCTGTATTTATCCATAAACCCCAGGTTCTCATACCCGAGAGACCGCATCCTACAAGATGCAGCCTCAAGCAACAAAGACGGCGCCCTAGAACAACCCACCCAAATCAGCCGGCTCCCAGTTCATGATCACCAATTCGCCGGTGACCTCGGCCTTACCTTGCCGCTGGTTCGTGTTGGTGTAGCGGATATCCAGGGTCTCGAAGTGGAACCCTTCGAACACCTGCCGGATGTCCGGGTGATCGTTGATGCTGACCATCACCCTGCCCTTGCAGCGCCGCATGAAGTCAGCCATGCGCTCGTACTCCTCGAACGGGAAGTCGAGCCCGTAGCCGGCGGTCTGCCAGTATGGTGGGTCCATGTAGAAGAACGTGTGCGCTCGATCATAGCGTTCGGCGCAGTCGAGCCAGGACAGGTTCTCGACATAGGTGCCGGCGAGGCGCTGCCAAGCCGTCGAGAGGTTCTCCTCGATGCGCAGCAGGTTGATGGCCGGACCTGTGGTTGCGGTACCGAACGTCTGGCCAGTGACCTTGCCACCAAAGGCATGCTGCTGCAGGTAGAAGAACCGGGCCGCTCGCTGGATATCAGTCAGCGTCTCAGGGCGGGTCATTTTCTGCCACTCGAAGATCTGGCGGGAGCTGAGCGCCCATTTGAACTGGCGGACGAACTCTTCCAGATGGTTCTGCACCACCCGGTACAGCGTCACCAGGTCGCCGTTGAGATCATTGAGCACTTCCACCGGGGCAGGCTGGGGGCGCATGAAGAACAACGCGGCACCGCCGGCGAAGACTTCGACATAGCATTCGTGAGGGGGAAAGAGAGGGATCAAGCGGTCGGCTAGGCGGCGTTTGCCACCCATCCAGGGGATGATAGGAGAGGTCATTGTTTGCAAGTCTTTACTGTATGGATAAACAGGTGATAGGCTCGCCGCGCTTTGTGCACAAGGCAGGGGCCGCGGTTGGACTTGCAGGAAGGGTCTGCGGGTTCGGCGGGCCGGGCTGGATGTTGGCGCATCCAGACGGCTCGCCCCTTTATGACGATCTACATAGCGAATCCTCAAGGAGCGGATATGGGCAAAAGGGCCAGTAACTTTAAAGAGGACACTCTGAAGCTAATTAGCAAACTTCCAACAGAGCTATCTTTAGCAGCTCTGCTAGGAACACTTCCTATATACCTCTTCAGTCACAATTCGAAATCACTGGATGAGATGGTGTCTGGACTTCTAGCTATCGGCCCGTTGATTGACTATTTTGGATGGATGCTGGTGCCGTATGCATCTTTACTCATAATAAAATATGGGGTTCGCTTCAGTTCCGACCGGAGCAAGAATTCCTTCAACTTTATTCACAAGATCATTGCAGAAGCAGGAACTGGTTTCCAAACCATTTTGAGAACTGGTGTTGGTGTAGCAATCGGAATTTTGATATTGCCGAAAGAAATCACTACACCCACCCCAGCTCAGCACGCAATGCTCTACTGGATGATAGTTATGGTCTCTATTTTCAGCTGTGCAATATCATTTCTAAAAGATGAAATAATACAGCGAACCGAGCGCCCTACTTACAGAAACCCTTTGAAGTTGGACGTGAAAAAATAGGGGTTAACGTATCAGAGTAGACACATAAGCTTGACAGGCCTTCAACGCGATCAGTCCCCGATCGCCTTCGTCGGTGATGGCGATAACTCTTCGAGCATGCGCTGGGTCAAGCTGGGCACGTAGGGCTCCATCCACCAGGCCTCCGGTGACGGCGGGCGCTCGCATCCCACCGTCACCACCCTGGGCGGCAGCGGTTCCGGCGTCGAGTAGGACTGACAGCCGCAGATCAGCAGTAGCCAGCCGATCACGCAAGCGAACCTGGGCTTGTTGAGCATCGTTCATCTCCCTCCAATGTGTTTTGTCTTGAGCCTGCAGGCGATCCTCCAAGTCGAGTCGCTGCGCCTGGTGTTTCGCCGCCTGCCCCAGCGCTGCCTCTGCGGCCTGTTCACGCTCGCGCCCATGCGCCAGGTCTTTCGCAGCGAGCTGCCGCTCATACTCCGCCGCCTGCTTGGCAAGCTCATCGGTCTGCCACACCCAAGCAACGCGAGCACCTACTGCCGCCCCGAACACCAGGGCCAGCACGCCCCATCTCCAGCCCAGGGACATCAGATCAGCACCTGCTCGGCGCGCTTGTAGATCGCCAGACGATCATCCAAACCGTTGAGTCCACCGTTGATCCGCCGGGTGATCGCCTCGAACGCCGACGGCCCCTTGTCGGCCAGCGAGTTGAGGCCGGCCAGGTGCCAGAACCAACCAGCCGAGTCGGCAGCGTGCTCCGGACGCTCGAGCAATTCGGGATGGTTGAGCAGATCAAGACCCAGCGCTTCGCCGCAACGCTGGTAGTTGGCACGACCGGTCACTTGGATCAGGCCACGACCGCGATACTTTTGGCCGTCTCCGTCGGCTTCGAGCGTGTTGCCCAGCCGCGCAGCGAGCTTGCCGGTGTCGTACTTGGCCAGGTACTGATCGCCGCCCAGCTCGCGGACGTAGCGCAGCTGGCCAGACTCATGGCCGACCTGGGCCAGGAACGCACGCTTGCGCAACGGGGTGACGATGCCCCACTTCACCATCGTCGCGTTCAGTACAGGAAGAAAAACGCCGGCTTGGGTGCCGGCGTTGGGGAGGATCTGTTGCAGTTGCTTGAGAGTGACAGTCATCTTGAATCTCCTGCTGTGGCCACTCAGGCCGGTTTCACATCGACCACCTTCAGTGGCTTGTCGGATTTCTTTTTCTTACCCTTGGCCTTTGCCTTGCCCTTCTTGCCGCCGTTGCACTCCACCGCGGTCGACCAGCCGGAGGCATCGAAGGTCTGCTCGACGCTGTCGACCAGGTACTGGCCATCCAGCCCCAGCTTGAAACCCTGGGCGTTGATCAAGCGCTCGGCGAACAGATCGGTGCGCCCGGGCATCTGCAAGCGCACACTGGCAGTGGTGCGGTTGAACGCCGCGAGCTTGGCTTTGGCCGCCTGCTCGGCTGCTGACTTGTTCGGGTAGATATGTCGATCGGTGTGCACGCCCGGCAGCCCCGAGGGGGCATCGTCATTACCCAGCTCGACCACCACCAACTTCCCGGTCTTCTTGTCCTGGTACTGGGTCTTCACGGACTTCTGTGCGCTGCGATCCCCGAGGCGGAACTGCCACCGGCTCACGTCCGCCGGCGTGATGGTGACCACCTCAATGGCCTTGCCGCTGGCACTCTGGCTGGCTTCACGGGGCAGGACCAGCAGCTTGCCGTCGGCGACTTTCGCGGTGCAGTCGTATTGCTTGGCCAGGCGGGTGATGAAGTTGAAGTCGGACTCGTTACGCTGGTCGACTCGGTCGACCTTTGTCTGCACGGGGCAGGCCGGTGCCCAGCCGTTGCGGGCGGCAACATCGCGGACGATCTGCGACAGCGGCACGCCTTCCCACGAGCCGCTGCGCGTGGTCTTGCCGCTGCCACGCATGTCACTGGCCTTGCCGCGGATCACCATCGTGCGCGGCGGCGCGGAGACCTCGATCTCGTCGACGGTGTACTGCCCAAGGCGGGCCTGCGCCTGCACGCCATAGCCCAGGTAGACCTCGATCCGTGCGCCTCGAGCAGGCAAGGCGACCGCGGCATCGCGGTCATCGATCCGCAGCTCGAACTCGTCGGAGTCCATCCCAGGTTTGTCGGTTGTTCTCAGCAGCAACAACCGATCATTGATCAGCGCCGTGATGTCCGCGCCATCAGCGACGATGCGAAAGGTAGGTTGCATATGCACTCCAGAATGAAAGAGCCCCGCACTGGGCGGGGCTCGTTGAGGGCTGGGGGGTTACCCCCACAGCTCGATGGTTTCGATTGATGGTGCAGCAAGGTCGGGCAGCACGATCACCACCCCGGTGCGGTAAGGCTGCGGCTCATCGGCCAGCCCCGGATTCTCCTGCAGCACCAACTCGACAGTGCCGTTAAGGTGTCCGTAGTGCTGGTAGCACAGGGTGTCGAGCAGATCCCCCTCAGACGTTCTGCATGTCATTGCCATACTTCACGAACTCCAGTGAGAAACCCTGTTTGCGTGGGATGCCGCCAGCCAATAGCGCGCCCTGCTCTTCATCGACGCTCAGCAGGCACCAAGTGCCAAGTACGTCGCCATAGCCCGTAACCAGGCTGACGGGCTGCAGCCGGCGGGCGATGGCACGAAGGGTGTCCAGCTGCTTGATCCCCCCCTTGAAGCCGGGATAGATCACTCCCTTCAGCGTCATCTTGTCCTCGCCCTGCCCCACCGCCTGTTGCGCGATATCCCGCGTCAGGCGCTCCTGGCCGGCCCAGCGCGCTGCCGTTTGCCGTCGCAACTCGTCGAACGCAGCGGTGTCCAGATTGAAGTAGTACGGCTGCAGCTTGGCATCGAGCGGCTGTAGGATCAGCAGGTGCGGGAAGGGTTTGATCGCCTCAGCCGCCGGCGTTGCCGGCGACGCAAGCGCGCTGGTCGGCAGGATGTTGGCCAACGACGGGCTAACCTGGCCGGCTATCCGGTTGATTGCTGCCGACGCCTTGCCGGCCTGTTCCTTCAGCAAGCCGAGACGGTTCTGCACCGCCGCGGCGCCACTGACCACCTGGCTGTAGGTGGAAGCGACCCGGCCCACGGTGGACTGGGCTGCGTTGATCGCCCGCATCGTGCGCTGCAGCTTCTGGCCGAGGGCCGGGCCAATGATCGGCAAGCCCTCCAGCTCGGCAGCAGCACCCGTCATATCACTGACGGCGCCGGTCAACGGCCCGAGCATGCCGTCGAGGCTGGTACGGCCAGCCTCCCCCGCGGCAATCAACGACGAGAGCGTCGACTGCATTGACTCCCTGTAGGCCATAGGACCTCCTTAGACATGGGGTTCATCGAACAATTGACCAGACGCCTGCCGTGCGAGGTTCTCCCGCGACCAGGTATCCCAGCTATTGCGGATGAGCCCTTCGAGCGAGCGGAACAACTGTTGCGGATCCTTGGCATCACCCTGAACGGTGATCGGCATATTCGGCATGTAGGAGAACTGCTGGTCGACCTTCGGCGGTTCAGACTTGGGCTTGGCCGGCTCGAGCGCCTGGGCGACTACCGGAGCTGTCGGTGCCGGCGCTGCAGCTGCAATCGAGCGAGCCACGTCACCAGGCGCCGCGCCCTTGTCGGTGTTGGCCTTGGCCAACTGCTCGTCCTCGCCGAACAGCTTCTTGCCGAGCCAACCACCTATGCCCTCCCCGCCCATACCGCCGAAGGCCGCACCAATGGCACCACCGATGGCGGTACCGATGATCGGCACGACTGAGCCAATCGCCGCTCCTACAGCACCGCCAGCCAGAGCACCGGCCAAACCGCCCGCCGCGGTGCCGTAGCCTTCGGCTTTCTCGTCCTGGGTTTTCGCGTTGAGGGCCGTGTCGACAAAGGTCATACCCGCATCGAGCACCTTCCCGCCCGGCAATTTGCCAACGAACTTGGAAGCCTTGCCAACGGTACCCAGCACCCGCCCCATTCGTCCGACCTGCGTCGCGGCCGGAGCCATGCTCGCCACAGCCGATACAGCCGCTCCACCAACGCGACCTCGTCGGCGCCGACGGCGGCGCCTTCCGCCTGGCTCTGGAGCTCCTGCCGACGAGCCCAGCCCGCCGAGATCCCTGGCATTGACGACGAAGACTCGTTGCGGCTCATTACTGAGCACGCCACCGGCATCGTTTACAGCAGCTCCACCAAACACTTTGCCAAGCACACCAAGGCCAGCATCCATCGCCTTGTTGCCGGTCTGAGGAACGCCACCACCGCCAGCAGCACCGCGTCCCAAGCGTTGGCCGCGCATGACGTTCCAGGCCCCGCGCCCGATCTTCGCCGTGCTGTACAGGGTGAGCAGCGCACCGATACCAGCAGTGATGCCGGCAATGCCCATCACTACGCCCGGCGCCTTGTCCGACAGCTCCGTCAGTTTGCGTGCCACAAAGTTGATGCCCTGCCCGAGCTTGTCCGTCACCGGCCGGATGGCGTCGCCGACACTGCGCATGCTGTCATCGACCGACTGCAACGTCTCTTTCCAGATCTGCGACGACGTCTCGCGGCGCTCGGCCAGGTTCTTATCCAGAATCCCGGTGGCCTTGGTCGAGTCGTTCTTGAGCTGGGTGTACAGGCCCCTGTTCTGCGCGTAGGCCGTGAGCGCCGCCTTGACCTGCATGTCCGCGAACAAGTCGCCGGTACGCAGGGATTTCTCCAGCGCATCCAGGGCAGCCCTGGCCTTCTCCGGGTCAGCTTCCTTGCTGATTCCGGCTTGGGCATCCTTGATCTTTTTCGCCTTGGCCGGGTCCGTGGCTTCGACATACTTCAGTGCCAGGGACATCGACGACTCGATCGTCGACATGCCCTTCTGGATGCCGGTGTTCAGCGAGGCCTGGTAGTCGATGCCAGCCTTTTTGTAGGCATCGACTACCTCGCCAGACCCAATCTTCTCGATCCAGTTTTTGAAGTTGTTCGCCGCTTCATCCGAGCTGCCGGCAGTTTTCATCTGCACCTGCAGCATCGAACCCAAAGACGTCACCGCCTCTAGCCCTGTGCTGCCGCTCTTCTCCATGCCGGCCAACAGCTGCGGAAACCAGCGCGCCATGTCACTGGCCTCAAAGCTACCCGCCTGGCCCTGGTACGCGATGGCCTCGAGCGCCTGCTGCATGACCTTGGGGTCGGTGATCTTGGCGTTCTGCTGCAGCGCCATGATCATCGATGCCGTATCCACGCCACTGGCGCCCTGCCCGACCGCGAACTTGGCTGCGGTAGGGGCATAGGCCAGCGCCTTGTCCAGCTCCATACCGGCACCGACGAGTTGGTTAACCAAGTCAGCAACGTCGTTGCGCGACATGCCCGTGTCCTTGGCCGTATCGATGACCGTCCTGGTCAGCTGAGCCTCCTCGGGCTTGTTGGCCACGTCGGCCTTGATCGCAATGTCACGGATCACGGCCTGGTAATCCGCACTGATCTTCGTCGGGACCGCGGCCATGCCAACGCCGACAACCGCGGCGCCGATGTTTGACTTCAGCGAAGACTTGCCCGCATCGATCTGCTGCCGTCCCTTCTGCTGCAGATCTGCAGCTTTCGCTTCGCGCCCGAGGCGCTGGTACTCCCGAGCCAGGCGCCCGACCTCGACGCCCTGTTTCTTCAGGGCATCGAGATTGCCTTCCAGGCGACGCAGCAGACCGGATGCCGCTGCCGACCCGCTGTCATGGGCCTTCTTCCATTCGTCCCTGAGCTTGATCGTTTCGCCGATGGTGTTCTTCAACACCTTGGCCCGGTTGCCCTTGTCCTCGAGCTTCTTGATATGTCCCTGGGCCGTGCCGAATGCCGCACCAAGCGATGCTGCAACGGCACCGCCGATTTCCAGCGCTATCGCCAACTTTGCCATGCGCTACACTCCTGCAGGCTCAATCCGTGAGCCACCAGACGATGTCCATCCAGGACATCACCGAGATCTCTGCTGCCGAGAAGCCCAGCTCCGCAGCCAGCCGTTTGGCCAGCTGCTTCTGGGTCTGCGGGTCAAAGCTCGTCGTCTTGCACCAGACGAAAATAGCCGGCCTGTAGACGGGTGTAGTCCTTCAGTGCCAACCCTTCGAGATCCTTCACACTGACTTCGGCCAGCGAGGCGAACAGATTCAGTTCACGCTGCTCATCATCACCATCGGCGGTGACCTGGGCAGCACGGATATCTCGAACAGTCGGCGCCCGCAGGGTCAGCGTGTCGACCGTGACACCATTGCACTCGGTCGGCTTGCTCAACTTGACGGTTACGCGGTCGACGTCGACCTGCAGGAAAGCGGGGATTTTCTTGGTCATGGGAGTATTGTCCTTGTCTATGATGGGTTACAGGCCCAGAGCCTGGCGTTGCGCGGCGAGCTGGTCGACGCCGTTGATGATCCGTTTCATGCCCAAGGCATCGATCTCGTAGACCACGCGTCCGTCGACCTCGAGCTTGTAGTAGGTCACTGCGACGTTGTGCTTGATCTCGGCCTTGTCGCCCGACTTCCAGTCGCCCATGTCGACCTCTTTCAACGCCCCGCGTAGGGTGACGATGACCGGGGTGACCTTGCCTTTGAGGCCCTTGTAGGCCCCGCGGAAAGTGCCGTTGAAGGCGGTGCCATCAGCCAAACCGAAGAACTTCAGCGACTCGCGGCGCACGCCGGTGGTGGTGAAGCCGGCCTCCTGCTTTTCCATGCCCTGGTCCAGCTCCACCGGCATGTCCATACCGCCGGCCCGATGCTCTTCCATCTTCAGTGTGAGCTTGGGCGGCGTCAGGCTGGGCACGTCGCCCTGGAAACTGATGCCGTCGACGAACAGGTTCATGTTGGCCAACGTTTCGGGAATCATTGCCATGAGGTTTGCTCCTTATGCGGCGGCGTCGAGGACTTCGGTCAGCCACTGGTCGGTGACCTCGACGCGGAAGTTGGGGTTTTCGGCAGGCGGGACGTCTGTGAAGCGAATGTTCCAGTACACCTTGCCCTGCGCCAGCTGGCTGGTCGTGTTCAGCTCGGGGTCTGCGAAGACCTCGAAGTTGATGATCGCGCCCTGGTTCTTCAGGTCGCGCATGAACGCCTGCAGACCCTCGGTGACGTCCTTGACGTAGGTGGCAGTGATCGAGCGGTCGACGGCCCATTTGTGGCCGTAGAGAATCGCGTCCATGACGATGTCCATGGTCCGCACGCGGGTGACGAAGGCCCACTTCGGATCACTCGACAGGGTGCGGTTGCCCCACAGGCGGTAGCCGTCGTCGCGGATAATGGTCGTCACGTTCGCGTTGTTCAGCAGGTTTGCCCGGCACGTCTCGTCACCGTCGAGGAACTCGACCGGGCGCGTTGTACCGGTGATGCCAACAAACTCCTTGTTCGACGGCGAGGCCCAGAACCCGTACTCGCTGTCGGTCCAGGCGAACAGGCCGGCGACATAGGCCGAGCTGGGCGCATTGACTGTTGCGCTGGTTTCCGTGTCCCAGTACTGCACACCGGGATCGACCAGAAAGGCCCTCTTGGCCCCGAACTCGCCGGCATAAGCGATGGCCGCTTCGTCGGTGGTGTTCGGGCCGTCGAGGATAGCGAGGCCGCGCAGCTTGTCGGCCAAGGCCACCAGCGCGGTGCCCACGGCTTGGGTCGCGCTGTACTTCGGTGTCACCAGCAACCGCGGCTGGGCGTTGAATCGGCTCTTGCCGTCCAGCAGTGCCTGCAGGCCGGTGCGGGTGCCATCAGCTTTCGTGCCACCGATGATCGCCGAGACTTGCTCCGCAGGATCGGCCAGCTTGTCCACGCCGCAGGCTACGATGACTGCCTTGGCTCGTGTGTAAATCGCCCGGCAAGCCTTGGTGATCGCGGCATTCTGGCCGAACGCCGCGATCGCTTCGCGCTCACTGGTGATCATCACCAGGTCATTCGCTTTGGCCTTGGCGTCAGGGCCAGGGGTGAAGGTGTCGACCAGGCCAATGATCGATGACGACGGCAGCGCGATGGTGCGCGCTCCGGTATCGACGTTCGTTACGGTAACGCCGTGAAAGAAGCCACTCATTAGAGTCTCCAGATACGAAAAAGCCCCGCATGAGCGAGGCTTTGGTGGGTGATGATTTCAAATGGCGGAAATGAAAACGCCTCGTCAGTGCAGGGCGTTTATTGGAGCTGGTCAGCCAGCCATTCGGGTGCGGGCGGGCGATGCTCGATCAAGGGGAACTCACCCGCCTCAGGCCAATTACGCAGAGCCCGGCGGTAAGCCTGGAGTGCCGCGTACCGGCCCGCTGTAAGCGTGGTTGCGACTCCCTCTTCAAGCTCATCGCGATGACGCGTCACAACTCCGTCAGTTTCAGACAGCTGCTTGTCTCGCCAGGAACGCTCAACGAGCGCTAACTCATCTGCCGAGGGCAATGGCGGGTCTTGCAACTCCGGCCGGCCATCGGCCCCAATGCCTATGGTCTTGCCCCCCTCCACCCGTTCAAAGAGTGCTGCATGCTCTTCGGCGGTTATCTCGATACCCCCGTTATCAGTTTCATCGAACGCAAACCGACCATCTTCGGGAATCCATTTAGCGTACATATCTTCCCCTCAGTAGCCGATGGCTAGCCAGTTGAAACCGCCTGCTGTAGAACCAGCGCTATTACTGACAACATTGGTTAAGTAGCCCGCAAACCCTGAACGGGTCGGAACTCCGGTCTGACAAAGTGACGGATGGCTCGGAGAAAGGGCCCCGGTATAGATGGCCCCCACATACATGCAGGCGTTAGGAAATGCGACAGGAAACGTTACAGACACCACTCCTGTCACTCCATCTGTTGATCCGTGCCCGATTTTAAATATCCAGCCGGATGGCAACACTTGATTAGCGTTGTATCCAAGTGTCGCGGCAAATACAGATGCGCTCCGCAGAGTTTCGCTACCGAGATGACAGCGCCATACATTCGCCTCGCGTATCGCAATAAAGTCCCCGCCCGGCGCGAGCGTGTACGGAACTGTTACGGCCATGTTGCTCATCGCCAGTTCGTCCCCTGCGGCAACAGTCACTCGCGAGGTTGTGGACTGTGGCCCGGCCGATATCAGCACTGCCGCACCGTTCGGGACGGAGGCGGTCGGTGGCATTGTCACTGTGACGCCGGCCGCCAACTCCAGCCGCATACCGATATCGTCGGCAGTCAACATCCGACTTGCTGAAATGCCGGTGCCGCCACGATAGCTACCGAGCCCACGCGCAAAAAATTCTGTTGTCGCAAGCGCCTTCGAATTATCGAACTGCGGCGGCGTATTGGCCGTCGGGTTGATCAGCGCCGGCGAGTTGATCGGTGCGAAGCCTTGAGTGATGTTCTGAAACACCAGAGCAGTCGAGCCGAGAACGATCGCCCCGTCTGTCACCAGCTGCCAGCGCGTGTCGGCCAGGGTCGTGCCCTGCTCGACAGATACAATCAGGGCCGAAGTAACCTTGGAACTGGCGTCAGCATCCGCCGCCCGAGCCCAGGCACCCGCCGCCGCAACATACAGTCCGTTATCCTTGGCCACGGTCTGGCTCTTCACCAGTACCCGGTCGCCCGCCGCCAGGGCGATGCCGTCGATGGTCTGAAGCCCAGCCAACGCGATATTGGCCGTGGTGGCCACTCGCACCGACTGCTTGCTGTCGAGCTTGTACAGTTCTTCCCTGACCCACTCCATAACCCAATCGCGAGTCGCCAGTACCACCGCCGGGTCAATCTTCAGCGTGATATTGCCAGTGCTGGAAACGATAAAGTTCATCCGCACGACTTGAGTACGACCAGAACCTTGCGACAGCACAGGCTTGAAGCTCGGCGCACAGTTGGCCACCGCCACCAGATCCCCGTCAGCGTCATACAGACCGATTTCGCGAATCCAATGCCCGCCCTCGTCCGCCGGGATAATCTGCTCGGCAATAATCACCGCCGGGTTAACCGGGTCAACCCTGAGCTGATTCAGCGGCCGGCGGCGCCACTCGTTGATCAGCCGGGTTTGCGCTGCGCTGGGGATCGGGTCGGTATCGTTGGCATCCCCAACCCCCATATCTGTAATTTTCCAGGGAATGCCGAGCGCGTCGGCGTTCGCCTGTTTGGCCATACCCACGTTCGTGAGGATGGCGAAAAACTGCGAATTCGCATCAATCATAATAAACGTCCAGGGTATCTATGGAGTGTTCGCGACCGACCACGCCGAAAGAGCCGGTGACTTCAATGTCACGCATGACAGGCGGGTAAACGTCGATTTCATCGCCTTCGTACACGGCGACACTGATGTTCAAAGCCCCTTGAGTTTCGAGGCTGATTGCGAGGCCGGTTAGGTGCCTGCTGACGGGTTTGGCGTCGTCTATCAGGCGCTCCAGCTCCTGATACATTTCTTCGGTGATTCCGGTCTCAAGCACACCGACCTTGAGAGCAAAGGTTCCAGGCACGCCTTCGGGCACGGTGTTGAACCACTCGATGATTTCGATCAGATAACCCAGCGGCTCGACCACACGCCGCAGAGCCCCGGTGGTGCCTTTATGCGCATGGATGTAATACGAGGCCTTGATCGCCGCCCGCTTGACCGGCTCGGTCCAGCTCGGGTCCCACCTGTCAACCGACCAGGCCCAGGCCAGGTACGGCAACAGATGAACCGGACAGGTGTCGGGGTTGCACAGTGTCCGAAGCGGGATCTCGGTCACTTCTTCCGTGGCGGCTTCAACACCCCGTTCCAATAGGGTGCTGTTCAATGGCAGCAGGCTTTTCATGTCAGCCACCTCGCGTCACGCTGATGTCCTCACACCAGGCCGCCTGCGCTTTGGTCGGGCGGATATCCGACCAACCCATCAACTCTACCCGACGGACGCCGGCGATATGCAACTGAGCATCCACCCCTGACCGCGCCACCTCTTGCCCCAACCGGCGCCGTGGATTCACCCATGCCTCGAGGCGCTCCTTGCATTCAGCCAGGATGGCTTCGTTCTCAGGTCCAGTGCCCGACATGTACACGACAGCGTCCACCCGGTACGGCAGGATCTCAGCAGCCTGAACAGTGAGCCGGTCGGCTACAGGGCGCACATTGTCATCACTCAAATACACCCGCACCGCCTCCAGCAAATCCGGGGAAGGCAGGCCCGTGCCATCCAGATCCAGCACTGTCACGACCACTTCGGCCGGGGCCGGGCTCTCTGCTGTGGCGTCTGCCACACGACCCGAAGCATTGCGCGCATGCAGGATGTAGCTGTTTCGCGGGCCGGCGGTGGTCAGCCCCTCATACACCAGTTGTACGCGCTCCCGCAGGGCATCGTCGGCCTCGAGAACCTGTTCCACCGGAGGCACCGCGTTCAAGTCCTCAGCCTGCACCACCAGCCGCTGCAGATTCACATTGGCGGCCAGCTGGTCGAGGTCGGCCTTCGTTGCATAGGCCAGTAGCAGAGACTTCGCAGCATCGTTGACCCGCGCACGGTTCTGCATCCGGCGAAACGCGCTCAGCTCGAGGAGCTTGGTAATCGGGTCACTCTCGAGAAACGCATCCCACTTGTCCCCCATGTACTCGCGGAACCGCTGCAGCTCCTCTTCGTACAACCTTTCGAAATTCAGGCCTTCCAACACCTGCGGCGGCGGGAGCTGCGATAAGTCCACTGCGCTCATACACTCACCTCCATCACTGCGCTGTCACCCAGGTACTCGCCAGTCAGTTGCAAGCTGATCTGCCCATCGACAACGGCCACAACGCGCACACGCTCCAGCCGTAGCCGCGGCTCCCACCGGCCCAGAGCACGGGCAACCTCGGCCTGTACCGCGCTCTTCCAACCCTCGTTCACCGGCAAGTCCACGTAGCGGCGTAACTGGCACCCATACTCCGGACGCATCCGCCGGCTGCCGACGGTGGTACCGAGAATGTCCTCGATGGACTGCCGCAGGTGCGCCAGGCCGGAGACCGGCTGCCCCGTTCGACGATCCATGCCGATCACGGTCAGGCCTCCTTGAAGTCGGGCCGGTTGCGCATGTAGGCCAAGCCAGGGGCATCATCGCCCGCGAGGGTGACTTGCCCCTGTACCACCTCGAGTACCAGCCAATCGGGCAGGACCAGCGTGCGCCGGGTGTACTCCTGGTCAATGAAGGTGACCGCCTCGGGTAGCGGTAAGGACTCGAAGACCTCACCGGCTTCTTTTTGTGTCTTGGCCATGGAACCTCCAGGCATAAAAAAGCCCGCGCTGGGCGGGCTCTGGTCAGTGTTTGTGATTTGCCGTGTTGCCGGCGGTGTCGATGATCCGGCCACCTCCGTTGATGTCGCCCGTCACCATGAGCGGACCGTTGATCGTCACTTGGCCAGTCAACGTGATTGTGTCGGCCTGCGCGCTGATGCTGCTGGACTTCGCCGTGATGGCTTCCTCCGTCAGTACCGCCTGCGAGGCGCCCACCTGAACGGTCACAGTGCCGCTGGGCAACTGAATGCTGTAGCTCTTGGCCTGCCAGTCGTAGATCAGCGAGCCGCCATCGTCGAAGCGCCAGGTCTCGACGTGGTCGCGGTTGTCCGGCTGGGCACCGGCGTTGCCGTACAGCCCGGGCACGAAGGTGCCCTGGGCGGGCTCGCCACTGGGGCTGATCAAGGCGCCCTGCTCGCCCAGGCTCGGTGCCCGCCAGTGACGCGCCTTACCCGCCGCCTGGCTGTGCCAACGCACCCAGGCGCTGGTCCAGTCGCCGCCGTCCGAGACCCGGACCATGGCGGCGGCGAGGTCGACCGCGACCACCCGACAAGGGATTACCAGGCTGGCCAGCATGCGGTCGTGCATTGCAGATGCGTAGCTCACTCCATGGCCTCCGGTGGCTGGTAATTGCCTTCACTGCCTGGGCCGGTGTCGGGAACAAAGCCCCAGACAATCGAGCCCGGTGGCTGATCGGGCCATGGCCACTCTTCCGTACCGAGGTAGATGACTTGGGTCCACTCGACCACCCACGCAGCCAGACCATCCAGTTCTGGCCTGCTCCAGTCGGGCTCAGCGCGCACCAACTGGGCCGGCTCAACCTCAAGCCCCCAGGTCTGCATACGCAATAGCACCGCCAACTGAGCAGCGATAAACGCCGCGACGTGCAGATGATCGTCATGCTCGGCACCGACGATAGCCCGTGCCTCGAAACGCGCCTCGATCGCCACTTCGCCCGTGCCTGGGTCATGGTCAGCGGGCTCGAACCCGGAAAGCTCCAGAACAATCCCAGGGACGGCGATGGCTTGAAGCATCCCTGGCATCGTGCCCACGTAGTGCAGGCCAGGAATGGCCTGAGCTATGGCCTCCTCCATCGCGGCGTACACCCTCGCCAGAGGGATCGGATCATCATCCATTACCGGTTCTCCGTAAGAGTTTGTGCATTTCGAAGTTCAACTCTTGCTCCATCACCACCAGCAACCGCTGGTGCGCCTTGTTCGTCCATGACTCGAAGTGAGGCCTCACCTCCTCGAGCGAGATCTTGGCCTTGGCCAGTGGGAAACGACTTTCGTTCTCGGCAATCCAGCCCGAGCTGGCCCCACCCGCTTTCGAAACCTCGCTCTCGGGATAGTCACTTGCTCTAAAGTGCTTGCTGGCCGTGCGGATCCAGATATCCGGCCTGCCGCCGTAGACCTGCCGATAGAACGCGCCCTGATATCGCCGCCCCGCCACCGAGACACCTGCGCGGGTCTGCCTGGCCCGGCCAGCCCGGCTGGCCTCAATCGGGTTGAGGCCGAACCAGAGTCTGCCCTGCCCATTGCTGCCCACCGTGTAGGCCCGCAGACGCTGCCTCACCGCCGCAATGGCAATGCGCTCCTGCTGACCTACTGAGCGGGCAACGTGGGTGCGCAGCCAGCGCAAGGTCTTGTTGATCGCCCGACGCTGGGCTGCGCTGACCGCCTTGGGCACCAGCCCGGCAAACTGCTCGAACCCCTTCACTTGTCGAGGGTTCGCCTGCAGCGTTATCAGGCCGGCGTCGGAGGACTGCTTGTGATAGCTGCCGACATTCATCGAACCTCCCGTAAAGCGAAATTGATCCAGCCCGTGCCGTCCGGGTCACGCTTGGCAATGACGTATCGTCCACCGCCATCCGCAGGCGCAAGATCGCAAACCAGCTGCTGACCTTCCTTGATGCCCGCGGCGTCACCCACACGCACGGAGAAGACAGGTTGACGAAGGCCAGTGTTGATCGTGCCGACCTTGGGCTGCTGCCACGGCACGGACATGAACCCCTTCACCGGCTCGTCGAAACCCTCGATCTCGACCTCATCACCCAGCTCTTCCAGTAGCGCAGCATCCATGCCCGCCACCTGATCGCGGAAGGCCACGGTCAGTCGTCCTGATCATCTTTCGGCAGTTGGCCGCGGCGAGAGATCTTGCCTTCGGCCACCAACAGCGCGGCGACCTCCTTGCTGGGCGGGTCGTAGATCTCGCCTTGGCGAATCACCTTGGCGCCGTCCTGCAGACAGCCGTCCACCACTACGTATTCCGTTTTCGCAGCCATGTCACACCACCTTCGCGTAGAGGAAAGCATTCGGTTCCAGCATGCCGGCCAGAGGAGCCGACTGGAGCTTCAACCAACGCACGCTCGGCTCCTGGGTGACCCAGCTCTTGGGGAAGCGCGCCGCTTCGACCAGACCGCTCTCGATGGCTTCCAGATCCTGAATGGCCGCGTAGAGCATGGCGTTGCGGGTCGAGGTGGAACCCAGGATCAAGCCGCCCGCCGGAATGACCGGCTGCTCGTCGCCGGCTGCATCCAGGTACCACTCGTCATAGGCGTACAGATCGATGCCCGGATCGTTGAGGTAGCCGAGGTAGGTCACCCCGTCGGGCAGCTCCTCAGGCTTGATCAGGCCCATGTCCACGCGCCGGCTGTTCAGTTGTTTCAGCACCGTCTCGTTGCTCTGGAAGGCGTCCTGCGCCTCGGCGCTCAACACAGCTACGTTTGCCGATCGACCGGAGTCCTTGGCGATCAGACGGCGCCACTGGCGCATATTGCCGATCGGGTCAGAGCCCTCGGTGTTCCAACGACCGCCGACAAGCGTGACTTTGTGGGTGTCTTCCATAAGGAAGTCGATGGTGTCATCCACACCGTCGCCGACCACCCGGATACGCCCGGTAGTCAGCGCTTGGGCGCACATCCACTCCTCGCGGCGAGTGATCTCGTCATCAAGGTCCACCAGGTCACGGCCGAGCAACTCACCGGCACGCTCAAGCGGAGTGCGTGTCGAGAATGGGTTCTCGCCCGCACCGCGCTTCAGGATCAACTCGGCACGGGTTTCGCGCTTCGGCTGAATGTACGGCGGCTTATAGGTCGAAGAATTGATGCCAGTACGCTGCGACACACTGCCCGGCAGGGTCGGGTGTACGAACGGCGCCATCTTGCGCTGGCCCTTCACGATGTCGATGGAGACCGTTTCGGTGCCAAAGGTCTCGGGAGCGCCGCCGTTGAAGAAGGTGTTCATGAGGAAGCGCCGCGGCGTCGCCATCTGCTCGACGGCTTCCAGCATGGTCAGGGTGTCGAAAATGTCAGTCATGGGTACTCCGATCAGCGAATGAAAAGGCAGAGAGGACGCAGAGCGGCCTTCGCAGCGGCCAGGGTCAGGCCCTCGCCCAAGGTGAGTTGGCTACCCAGCACTTGGCCGGTCAGGCGGATCGGCACGCTCTTGGCGCCGTCGGTGGTGTCCACGTCCTGATCGAGAATGGCCGTGGGCTTTTGCGAGCCGTCCTCGGCCGCGGCTTTGCACAGCAGGAACTCGCCGGAGGCCGTGACCTGACCCAGCACCGCGCCGCGGGCCAGCTTCTGGCCGGCAGCAATAACGCCGGTGTCCATCACGATGGGGAAATCGCCCGCCGAGAGCTGAGTCGGCAGGTAGCTTTTACGTTCGGGATTACTCATGAAACTCTCCTTCAGCGACGCGACGCGCCGGCCACAATGGCGCTGACAGCGGCTTTGCGGTCGGCTTGCTTGCCGTCAGTGGATGGGGAAGTGCCGGTGACGCCTTGGGCATCGCCCTTGATGGCGGCCAGCGAGATACCGCGGTCCTGAGCCGCCTTGAACAGCACCAGCGCGGTGGCTTCCACAGAGCTGCCATCGTCGATGGCCGCCCCGACTTCCTTCTCGAAGCCTTTGGCGGCCAGGGCGTTGATGCCCTTGATGCGCTCACGCTCCGCGGTGGCAGCCTCGGTGCGGATCGCCGCGGTGTCAGGCTGGGCCGCCTGAGCGATCTCGATGGTGTTGGGGTCAGTGCCAGCTGCAATCGCCGTGCGCAGTTCTGCCGTGGTAGTGACGGTGGTCATGGTGTGTATCCTTGGGGAGTTGATGGCCGGCTTGGCCAGTTCAGTAATCAGGGATTCGAGCGAGCCCACGCGATGGGCCAGGCCGTGCTTGACGGCGTCGGCACCGACGCGGATCCCGCCGTGATCGCCCATCTCGGGCACCTTCTCGGCAGCCACGCCGAGGTTGCGGGCAACCTTGCCCACGAAGACTTCGCCCAGGGCATCGATGGTCTCGCCCAGCTTGGCGCGGCCCTCCTCGGTGTTGAGGTCTGGGCGCTTGTTGGGGGCATTGCGACTGACGATCTGGTATCGAGTACGGCCGCTCACCTTCTCGTTCTCGACTACCGCCTCGACGACAACACCGATGCTGCCGGCGAGGCTCGCTTCGTCGATGACGATTTCGCTGGCCGCCGAGGCGATCCAGTAGGCCGCGCTGGCCCCGATCCCGCCGATGTAGGCGACGATGCGTTTGCGCGCCCGGCCGGCGTAAATCATCTCGGCCAGCTCGTTGATGCCCGACGCGACCCCGCCGGGACTGTCGATGTTGAGTACGATCGACCTGACCTTGGGATCGTCCAGCGCTCGCTGGATGTCCGTGGCCAGGATCTGCGTGCTGGTCGCACCGCTGATCTCGGTAAACAGATTGGCGTAGCGGAAGATCGGCCCAACGACCGGCACCACTGCCACGCCGTTGCGCATGGTCACCTTGCGGGTGTCCTCCAACTGCTCGCCGCGCTTGGTCGCCAGTGCCACCGGATCGCCCATGCGGTCGGAGATGGTCAGCAGGTTGTCCAGCGCGTCGGGCAGCATCAGCCAGGGCTGCGAGGCCGCCAGCTCAAGTGCTCGAGACATGTCTATTCCTCTTCGGGATTGGGGTCAGGCGGGGACTCAAGCCCGCTCTTGGGCAGGGCCTGCATGTTGTGTGTACGGCGATAGGTGACTTCGCGGGTTCGCTGACGAATGACCTGCTGCCAGGGCTCACCGGTCATGGCCGCTGTTTCCAGGGTCTCGTTGCTCACGCCGATCTCGATGCGCTTGCCGGCAGCATTGGCTTCCTTGAGCTCATCGATGGCGCCACGGGCCGGGCCAATCCAGATGGCTTGGCAATAGGCTTTGCGCCTGGCCGGAACGTTGTATCCAGGCAGGTCGATCAACCCCCTGGCCACAGCCTCATCGATGACCAGCTCGCGGCTCGGCTGGCAGAAGTCGCAGGCCAGCCACCAGCGGCGCAAGCTGTAGAAGCGCCAGGCCTGGAGCATCGCGGCACGGGCAGCGCTGTAACTGCTGCTGTAGTGCAACAGCAGCTCTTCCAGCGGCAGTTCCAGTGCCGCGCCGATCTCCTTCACCACCGCGGTGAAGAACGGGTCGAACTGGGCGTTTGGGCGACCGGGGTTGGCCACCATCGGTTCCTCACCCACGCCGAGGTCCACGATGGCGCCTTCACCCAGTGCCAGCGTGCCGTCTGAGCTGTCATCACCTCCGGGCTGTTCTTCAGTCAGAGCCGACATCGGCAGGTTGCCGGTGCTGAAGTCATTGCTCTTCTTGATGAACACGGTGAACATCGCCGAGATCACCGCCGCCATCAGCTCGGCGCTGCTGTAGCGCTCCAGCTTCTGCAGGGGCTCCAGCACCGGCGACAGGTACGGCACGCCGCGCTTCTGCCCTGGCCGCTCCTTGTCGGCCATGACGTGCAGCACGCGACGCCGCCCAGTCTCAGCACCGAACACGGTCAGCCGCTCCCAATGCAGCGTCTTACCCGCCAGATGCTCACCGGGGTAGCCGGAACACACGTGGTACGCCACAGGCGAACCCAACCCGTCGAACTCGACCCCTTCCACCAGTTCCGCACGGTCCATGCCGCCGTTCGGGTTGCCGACACGGTCGGACTCGATCAGCTGCAGCCGCGTGCTGAAGATGCAACCGGGACGCTCCTGGTCCGGGCTGGCCACGAACACGTCACCCGCCACCATCGACGACACCAGCACCAGGGCTTGCAGCTGGTAATGGTTGAGCGTCGCTTCGGCGTCGCACTCCCTCGGGTCATCGGCATACAGCGACCACAACCGGTCCAGCTTAGCGTTGAGCTGTTCGGCCTCCTCTTCGGTCAGGCCCAGCGCTTCATGGTCGACCTGGGCGCGACAGACCAGCCCCGTGCCCACGACGTTGGTGCGTAGCCGCGTGATTGCCGCGCGGGCCACCAGGTGGTTACGCATGGCATCACGGGAGCGCGCCACCAGCATGCGGCGCTCGTTCTGATTGAAGTCGCGCCGTGGGCTGCCGAGGCCAGGCAGCCAGCTGGCTACGCTGCGCAATACCCGGGACGCGCCGCGCCAGCGAGTTTCGACCCCACCGCCGCCGCCCTGGGCGACGATCTGTTGCCCATCGACCGATGCCCTGGCCACGCGGATCGCTTCGGTCATCAGCTGCTCGGCAGCCGACTCCCGTTTACTGAACGGCCACATGGTCAGATCCCCACGTAGGAAATGCGGTTGCGGCCCCGGCCTTGGAGCATTGCCTGCTCTGCGGCGACCTCTTCGGCGTACTGTTTCTCCAGCAAGCGCAAGCTGTTGAGCTCGGCCAGCTGAACCTCCCGATCCTGCCGACGCAGCCGCTGGCCGTTCTTCAGGACGCGCGAGATCGCCGCCCGGACTTCGGCAAGGCGTTGTTGTGCATCTGTCATGGTGAACCTCGGTTAGCTGACGCGGCTCCGTGTGCCCCGACCGCGCGAAACCACGCGACGAGGAATCGGCGCCACCGCCTGTTCAGTAGTGAAGAGGGTGGGCTGAAGCAGTTGCTGCTCCAGCTGGTCCCATTCGTTGTCACGCAGCAGGTGCGTCTTGAGGCTGCGGGCCGCGTGCAAGGCGTACACCTCGCAGTCCAACGCTTCGTTGCGTCGGCCGGCCTTCTTCTGCCAGACCATCTTGCTGGGGTTGCGCGGGTGCGGCGCCAGGACTTCGTTGGTCACCTGCTCGTAGTAGTCCGAGCGGATCTCGCTGTACCAGTGCATGCGCCCTGGCCCGCTGCCCTTGAGGCGCATCCGGCCATCGATCAGCGTCTTGGCCTTATGGGTACCGACGATGAATACGCGCAAGCCATACTTGGCGGCCTTGGTGTTGTCTTGGCTGGTATCCGCTGACTGGGCCGGCTTGGTGAAGATCTCCCGGTCCCGGCTGTCGATGGACGCGCCCTTGATCGCCATGATGTTGAAGCGCTGGCGATCCCGAACGTAGGTGTACACCGCGTCGCTAGTGTTACCGTCGGAGCTGTCGATGCTGACCGCCGACACGGCCAGTTGCGCACCGCTCTCGGTGGGGATCGGCGTGGCGATGATCCTGTCGAGCTCGGTCCACACCCCGTCATTCGGGTCGATTGGGTTGCCGGGCAGCTCGCCCCAGTACAACCGCCAGGACTCCTCCCCTCGCCCCCAACCCACGATAACCAGGGCAAGACGATCGCCCTGGACGTCGACGCCGACCGTGACCAGCAGCGTGCCCTTCGGGGCCGTCAATTCGGCATAAGGCTCGGCACGTTTCTCCAGCTCGTCCGTCTTCGGCGCGTTGCTCTTGTATTCGTAGCTCTCGCCCATCGAGCTGTTGGTGAAGGCGATCATCGGGCCGATATTCCCCAGCGACGCCGCGTGTTCGGCCTGCAGCTTCTTCTCCATCAGCACTTCGAAGCGCGAGCCATGGAACGTGGCATACAGCTCGTTGAGGATGTAGCCGGCAATGCCGCGGAACTCGGCGGTCGCCTCCCAGCGCCCAAGCTTGAGGTTGGCGTTCTTCTGATGGTCATCCCAGATCTCGCCGCAGTGAGGGCATGCGTAGTACGCCGTTTCCGGACGGCGCTTGCCGTACACCTCGTGGAAGTAGTGCTCGTCCTCGTCGCAGTGCAGGTGGTCGAAACTCAGCGCATGCGCCTGGCCGCAGCCGTGGCACGGGACCAGGCCCACGCGCTTGTCCGACAGTTCCAGCTCGGCATCGATCGCCGACAGCCCCTTGATGGTCGGGGTGCCGCCGATGATGATCTTCGACCGGCGGAACGTCTTGAGGCGCTCCTTGGCCAGCTTGATGCTGTCCCCCTGCCCCCGCAGGTTCAGGTTGCAGTCGTCGGGCTCTTCGATAGCGACCCGTGGTACCGGCGTCGACTTCACGCTGGCCGGGCTGTTGGAGCCGACCATCTTCAGGAAACCGCCGGGGAACCGCTTGAAGTCCTGGCGCTGCTGCAGCTTGCGACTGCGCAGGTCAACTTTCTTGCGCAGCCGCGGCGTCGCCTCGATCATCGGTTCGAGCTTCTCGCCGACATACTGCTTGGCCGCCTCGGCCTTGGGGAACAGGATCAGGATCGGGGACGGGTCGAGGTCAATCCACTTGCCGAGGGCGTTGCCCAGCACGCCCGACGTCCAGGCCACCTGGGCCGACTTGCGGCCTACGATCTCGGCAACGTTCGGATCATCCAGCGCCTCGAGCGGGCCACCCGGCCAGATCAGGTGCGGTGTCTTGTCGAACCGGTACTTGCCTGGTGTTGCTGACTCTTCGGGGGCCAGCCAGCGGAACTTGTCCGCCCACTGGATGATGGTCATGCGCGGGGGCGGCGCCCACTTGCGGCAGACCCGGCCCATTGCTTTACTCGCCGTCGTCTTCAGAGCCCTCCTCGTCGTCCGGCTCGTCAAGATCCCCAGCGAGATCTTCGTCCTCGTCATACGCGGACAGCCTCCTAAGTATTGATTCGATGGGCTCACGGATCAGCTGGTCGTCGACCTGCACGCCGTACTGGGCGGACAGGGTTGCCGCCAGCTCATCAGGGAAGGTGTTGAGCAGCTCGATCTTGGCCGCGGTGATCACCGCCTCGAAGCGCTCGACCATCTCGGCTTCGATCACGACCTCGCCCAGGTCTTTGGCCAAGGCCAGTTCCTCGCGATCTCCGCGCAGCCTGTCGAGTCGGTCGCGGGTGGATTCTTTCTTGCCGTTCAATGCGGCCTGGCGCAGCAGCCACTCGATCACCGCCTGGGTGTCGTACTGGTTTTCGTTGCCGCGCCCAACACCGAACTCGATCACCGGCATGCCTTCCTTCTGCCACCGGCTCAACGTGCGCTCGTCTCGACCGACGATCTCGCCGAGCTCGACCTTGCTGACTGTCTTGCCCATCACTAAGTCCTTGAAAAGACGGACATCCCTGCCAAAATCTCAGCTGCAGGGAACCCGCGAGTCTGCGCACCCGTGTAGGGGGCGGCCTCGGGGGAGGACCCAAAAAACCGGCCCCCACCCCCGCCCCCTGGCCGGGTCACTGCCCCGCCTCGCCAGTGGCCGGCGGCACCTGCCCGAGGCCCAACCGCTTGGCGGCCCAGCGTTCGTACAGACCAATCGCAACGTCGGCACCGGCCATCGCCGTGAGGCATCCGATCCCGCCTGCTGCGAGAATCGAAACCCCGGCGGCGTGCAACAACATGATGGTGCCAAGCCCGCAGACCACGCAGGCCCCCGACCGAAGTGCCAGGCGGCGAATCAAGGACCAGCCCCGGGCGCCCGCCTTGTCGGCTCGCCACATCTCCCCGGAAACACCGCCGACCAGTGAAAGGACAATCACCATCCAGATCGGCATGTCCACCAGCGTTTGCTGCTCGTTCGTCATTCCCCTGCCCCTTAAACGCAAAAACCCGGCGCAAGGGCCGGGTTTGGTGAGTGTGGTGTCTGCCGCTCTCTGCGGTCGCACCTATCGAAGATGGCTACTTTTTACAGGTCGATTCTCATGGCAGCAACCCCGCTTTAATGCCACCCGGTGAATAAGTGGGCAACACCGGGTGAACGTCTAGCGAATGTCGGCGAATATCTACCCACGGCATTCTGTTGCTTCGGCGGCGTCTCATATGTCCCATACCTCAACCTGAGTATGGGACTCCTGAGAGCGCCTAAATTCAGGGCTCTGCCCCATTGTCCCATCTGTTTCTACTTTTTCTCGTGTAAAGAAGAAAATCTAAAAACACGCATGCGCGCGATAGCGCGTACAGGTCTGCGCTCCGCTCATGCGGGCGGGCGGTGTTTTTGGTGGGACAATGGGACACGCCAACAAACACAAGGCCCGCGCTTGTCCCATCATGTCAAAACACAATGGGACAAGGCGGGCCAATGGGACAGCAACAGCCGAGGTCATGCCTGGGGTCACACAGCCTTCCCCATCAGCATGCCGTCGATCAGTACATGAGCTTCATGCAAGCGGCGGTAGTAGGTCGGCGCACTGCATCCACAATGCAACATCTTCTGCGACAAGAAGCTGTCGTGGTTGCAGTAGTGCTCCCGGACAAGAACCGACAGCTGCGCAGGCAGATGTTTGTTCACGATCAGCTCGATATCCGCCGACTCGTCCAGCAACACCCGGCTGCCGCGAGTCCCTCGTATCAACTCGCCCTTGCACTCCATCAGCATCGCAATCATGTTGCCGCCGCCCAGCTCCGAACCACCTTCGTGCGGGCTATGCAGATCCTCAGCCCACAACTTGAGCATATCGTCGATTCGCTTAATCAAAGCAAGGCTCCTCGAACGCTTCCCGCTGCAACGCTGACGCACCGCCCCACCCAGCCGGCTTCTTGTAAGCCCAGGGCCGCTGACCGCTTTTCACCAATGCCGGTAAACGCACACGCCGCCAACCCAGCCGGTGCATGATCGCGCCGACCCGTATCTGCTCCGGCTTGCCCCAATGCCCGTAGTCGAGCTTCAGTGCACTGGCCAGCACCTCGCTGCCGGTAGTGGTTTCGCCGATCTGCGACTCTTCAAGCCAGGTCAGGATTGGACCTTCCCACTCATCCACCACGAAGCGTTCGTCCTGTACTTCGCCGAACATCGCCGCCTCGTCCAACGTTACCCACCAGAGGTCGCCCGCCTCATAGCAGAACATCGCCTCGGCCCACAGCTGATCGCGGATCTGCCGCAGCAGCTCGAGCTCGACCTTGGCGCATGCCACCGGCCAATAGCGGCGGTTGCCCGTGGCGTCCTTGAGGTATTCATCCTGGTTGGTCGTACCCACGAAAACACACTGGCGTGGCACGTCCATAGTCCTGCGGCCGTAGCTCTCGCGGTAGGTATCAGTGGATGCCGAGAAGAACTGCTTGGCCTTGGTCGACTCGGCCTTGTTGAAGCTATCCAGCTCGCCCAGTTCAACGATCCACTTACCGCGGATTGCCTGGAAACCGTCCTTGTCGCCCAGGGCGAACGGCGTGTCCATAAACCACTCGCCGCCGAGAATGCTCATTGCCGTTGACTTACCAGCACCCTGAGCCCCTTCGAGAATCATCACCGAGTCGGCCTTGCAGCCAGGTTTCATCACCCTGGCTACTGCCGAGAGCATCCAGCGTTTGCCGACCTTGGACGTGTAGTCGCTGGGCTTAACGCCCATGACGTCGGTCAACCAGCTTTCCAGGCGAGGCACTCGATCCCACTCCAGCTTTTGCAGATACTGGCGCACCGGGTGGAAGGCATGGTCATGCGCAACCACACTCACCGCCTCGATCACATGGGATGCCTTGACCCGCAAGTTGTACTGCTGCGCGAGCCACTTCATGACACGCATATCGTCGATGTCGGCCCAATCGCCCGTGCCGCCGCCATAAGGGGCGGCACGCAGCTTGACGATCTTCGAGCTGAAGGCGCTGTAGCTGATCACTCCGGCCCAGCGCTCGTCATTGGCCAGGATCAGCTCGACGTTCTGCATATGCGCGATCAAAGCACCGCTTTCGCTACGGGCCAGCAGATCCTTCCAGCCACCCGCTGCGGGCGGCTTGACCACCGCCAACACCTGGCGGCGCACCGCCTCCAAACCTTCGGCGACGTGCAGGTCATTAAAGTCGGTCCACTTATCCTCGCGCGCCCCTGAGAAAATCGGCGCGACCACCTGGCCACCGACGATCAATGCAGCGTTGTTGGCCTTCTCCTCGCCAGGGTTCCAAGGGTCACCATTCGGCTTTTTGGTCTTCCAGTCATCGTCTCGGCAAATGATCAGCGGGCACCCCGCAAAACGCTCACGCATAGCCTTGCAGACCACCAATAGGTTGCCTGCATCGAACGCGACGGCGACCGTGAGCGAAGTCGCCATATGCAGGCTGGCACCAGTTGCGTATCCCTCACAGACCAGCACCGGTTCGCCAGGATCTGGATGCGGGCCGATCAGATGAAAGGCCCCCTCCTTCGACATCCCATAAGGCCAGTAGGACTTATCCCGCCCGGTATCTTCCTGAGCACAGGGATACACCACCTGCAGGCCGACAATGTCGTCACGCACGTTGCTCATTGGCACCAGAAATGCCCCAGAGCGCGGGGCATAACGGACGCCAAAGCCTACGATCTGCTTTCGATCCAGGTAATCACTGCGCCCCTTTTCCGGCATGCGTTTGAACATACCTGCTGCACGTTTTGCCGCTCGGCGGGCCGCGTTGGCCGATATCTCGGCTGCGCGGCGCTTGGCCTCCTCCTGCCGAGCGCGCATAACCTCGCGCTCCTCGGGTGACATCCGCCCGGCCTTGACCTTGATCTTCTGCGTCTCACCGGAACGCCAGTCACCAAAGCTGCCGAAAATCAGCGTCTCGCCTTTTTCGGTACGATGCTCGTGAACGACGTACCAGCCGTTTTTTTCCTTGCCCTTGTCCTGCGAGGTTTTACAGCGCGTCAGCTTGCCGAAAACCAGCGGCTGCGCGGGCTCAAGGCCGTAGTCCGCGAATTGTCCCAATACCTCATCGAGCATGACGGGCCTCCCACGCTTCATCGACCGCCTGACAGCCCACACACCGGGTGCAGCCTGGCAGAGCCAAGCGGCGTGCCTCTGGAATCGATTCCTCGCACCCTTCACAGAAGAGGAACGAATGCGCCGCCAATGCAGGCTTGGCGGCGTTACGTGCGGCGAGCGCCTGGTCGATTCGCTCCTGCACCAGGTCGTTAGCGAAGTCGGCAATATCAGCCATGGTCAGCACCCCGCGTTGTCTGGTTGACATAGGTAGCGCGGTTGAACAACCCCAGCAGCCCTTGAATCCCGCGGAACACCTGCAGGCGGATCGCAGCCAGTTCTTGGTCGCTCACCACCCCATCGCCGATGCTCTTGGCCCAGGTCTCGGCCAGGGCCGCCACCTGCCGGAAATACTCTGCGATGCCGGTGGTCAGGGTCTCGGGCATGTCATTGGTGTACGCCTCGGCCAGCTCCTGCCAGGTCGTGTCACCGACCAGCGCATGCACCGCATCCAGAATGCGGCGATCCTTGGTCAGTTCCAGGATCTCGCCGAACTCTTGAATATTCACGGTGTGGCTGGGTTGGGTCGGGGACAGCTTGTGCTGCAAGGTGGTGGCGTTTCTGCCGGTGGTGGCGGCGATGGCTGCGGCGCCGCCGGGATAGTCCCGTGCAGCATGGTAAAGCGCTAGATCGAGCGGCAGGACTTCCCGCTGCGCCCGGTCAACACAACTCAGAGCAATTCGGCTCATGGCATTAATCCTAATAAGTTGCCAGTGCCGCGCGGCATGCAGTGGTGATACATTTGCCGCGTGGCTGAAAGGGCCCAAAAGCCGGCTAGGTCCGCAAGACCGACACCGGCACCGTGCCGGGGCAAGCATCCGTTGCTCACCCCTGGCGCAACAGCTGCCCTATCTGTGGTGGAGAAAGGCAGCAACCCAAGGCTTCCGAGCCTTGGAAAGCGCGGCAAAGGTCGACGGTTCGCATGTGGTGTGCCCGCCTACCTTTATCGCGGCCCGACAGCGCTGTGGTGGTGCGTGTCGGGAGGAACTGGGCGACTTTTAGGTCGCCTTTTTTCTTTATGCAGCGACCTTGTGTGGTGCAGAGACACCAAGCAGCCAGGCAGCATCAAAAGGATTACCCTTCTCTCGAGCCGCAACAGCAAGAAGCACCGCGTAGCAAGTTTCTCCGGTGTAATCAGTGCGAGGAAGGCATGCGGCTATGCGCCATTTATTGAGGGCTTGATAGCTTCTGCTACAAATCTTGGCGGCGGCACCAATCCCACCTACGGCCTCAAAAGCGAATGCAATGGCGTTCGGAAAATGAGCGGGGTCCAACATGGCAGGCTCCATTAGTCAACTAATGGTTGATATTAAACATCAACTGACTATTGCGCAAGCTTCGTGTCACTCTCAACCTATGGTTGATAAAAACGAATTACGCGCGGCGTTCTGCTCGCGCCTACATGAAGCACTCGATGATGCCGGCATTCGTTCCCGGGGCCGAGGTGTGGACATCCATAAACAACTCAAGATGATGGGCGTTGAAAAGACCACACAAGCGATCAGCAAGTGGCTAAACGGAGAGTCAATGGCCGAAGCGGACAGCATGGCGGCGCTGTGTTCATGGTTGAAAGTGCGTCGAGAGTGGCTGGAGTATGGCGTACTACCTAAAGAACAAGCTAAGGCCATGAACTCACAATTGATCCCCGTCAGCGACGACAACAATGTCAGCCCTATGCTGGAGAGGTTCGGCAAAGTGCCATTAATCTCTTGGGTTCAGGCGGGAGCTTGGTGTGAGGCCATCTCGAATTTCGAGGCTTACCATGCAGATACATGGCTATCATGCCCGGTATCAATTAGTCCCAGTGGTTATGCATTAAAGGTGCGTGGCGACTCGATGACCAACTTTGGACCCGGTAGGAGCTATCCCGCTGGTTGTATCATCTTTGTCGATCCCGAGGTTGAAGCCAACACCGGGGACCGAGTGATTGCTCGGGTTCCCCGTACCAATGAAGCTACATTCAAAGTGCTGGTTGAGGATGCTGGACGGACATTTTTAAGGCCAATCAATCCGCAATATCCAATCATTGATATTACGGAAGAAACACACATTTGTGGAAAGGTAGTGGGCTCATTCATTCCAGAATGATAAGCGTGTCATTCCTTTACTATTCAACTGAAATCAAAGCTAGAAAGCATATCAATTCGACTTATTATTTTATCCAGCGGCACCTGATTACCAAACTTACTGTGGTAACTAATCAACTCTAAGATTCTCTCAGCATTTCTCTTCTGTTGATCTGAAGTGCTATTTGAATTAACCACCTCTTTTAGAGCTGATATCCTACTACCCGCCCAAATTTTAGTATTTTTCATTTTTCCTGAGATAATCATAGCTTCCACATATTGCCTGGACCAAACAGACGGATCGTCATCACCCGAGATTACAACTCCAAGAATTGAAAGTAATTCTTCGCCATCTATTTCAGCCTTAGAAAACTCAGAATAAATCTTCTGATAGTTATCTTTCACAAACAATAAGAAGACCACGAACTCCGGATAAAAATATTGATTGCTCGATACTGTCAAAGAAATCAACTTAATCTTAGACAACAATTGTTCAATACTTCGAAGCGACATATTTCTTCCAACTGCCACTAAAGTATTAACCAAGTTGTCTTGATCATAACTAGTATCGCCCCTACGGCCCGCAAAATATTTATCAAGCTCGAAATTAGATATAAGATAATTTATAAAAATCTTAACATCTGTTGTGGGTAGCGAAAACTCAACATCGATAAAGCGCTTTAAATATCCTAAAGCATCAAAATCAGCCCCATACACAGCCTTAACACTATGAGCTAATTGACTTTTATCTAGGGCGAGAACAAACACCAATCCTTCCACGTCTAACAGATGTTTAATCCGCTCCAACAGTTCTATTGCGTACGTAGGCCTGCACCGGTCCAACTCATCAACAAAAATATAAATTTTCTCAGAGGTTCCATCTTCTTTTCTAAGTACTTCTGCCACATTTTTCTTAAACTCTACAATTGCCTCCTTATTTTTTGAATATGACCCTATGATATCTTTTGAAAGGGACTCAGTGAATTTTGCTGCTTCATCCTCAATCAACTTATCAGCATCAATCAATCCAACAGTAGCTACCTTCACACCCACTGGAATACTTCTACGCAAAATATGCGCACCTGCTTCCTTCGCTTTCTTCCATGCTTTGCTTTTTTTTAAATTACCGGTCAAGAACTTGGACAAACCAACGTTCATCTCGCCAAGGAAAGCCAATAAAGGATCCACTGCGAAATCAGTTTCCCACGCACTAAAGTAAATCGACTTACTCTCGCTCACAATTAGACTTTCATGAAGCATGCGTAAATAAGTCGTTTTTCCGGCTCCCCAAGGACCATTTACAGAAAAAACTAGAGGTGACGACACGTTCCTTAGCAAAAGCGTTATATTCTTAACACTGTCACTACGACTAAGTTTATCATTTTGAAAAATATTATCAGAGGGAATATCTAAAGCTTTATTTTTGAGTTTCAATCATTAAATCCTTCTAATGTTTAAACGGGAGCCCCTTGTCTATTTGACTATGGAGCGCTCTACCCGCAGAACATACCATCGGCTGCAATCTGGCGCCTAGGCGAAGATAATCACCTGCCAAAATATCAACCGTAGGTTGACATTGCGTATCCTTCGATTGATATTTACCTCACTCTCCACCACAGAGCGAGGCAATACCATGCACACCACAGCCACCCTACATGCCCATCCAGCGTGTAACCCCACCCGTATATTCGAGGTTCGCTCTCTAGCTCGCGAACACGGCTGTACCTTTATAGTCAGCAAGCCCAAGCATAAGTCCCGCCCCTTCCCTAATCCCTTCGGCCCAAATGGCGGAGGGCATGCAGCATGAAGAAGTACAAACTCGACAACCGCACGCTGCAACTGCTCAGCGCCCAGGTCAATCTGACCGAAACCTTTACTCATACGCTCCGTTCCACTCCGCGGCGCGATGTGCTGTCTTTCCGCCTCAAGGTTGAACGCAGCCAATCCGACACACTCTTCACTGTAGAGCTGGGAAGCGAACGCCACACGCTGACCCTGCCGAACGAAAAGAAGATGCACCTTAAGCTGGCCGACTTTATCGAAGAGATCGTTAACGGTCCCTTCGACCCAAGCAGCCCAGCCGATCTGCTGACACCTCCTCATGCTAGCCGTCGATTCGGCACTTTTGAAACCGAACAACGGCAGCAGGTGTTCGAGCTGGTACGCACAGGCGGCACCATGAGCCTGGATATGGGCTTCGATCTCCCCCTTCAGATTGCCCTCCATCGCAACATCACGCGCAAAGCCGTGACGACCATCATGAGCATTGGTGTGAAGAAGCCCCGCACCAAGTGCTTCACCGTGTGCGGTAGCGACACCGAGATGTACGAGAAGATCGTCGAGTCCATCAACCACCTGGCTGCAGTCGCAACTCCTGCAGCACACGCGGCATAGGGGGTTAATCATGGAACGCAATCTCGCTAAAGCAGCCCAGTACCTGGGCATCTCCCGCCCCAAACTGATCGACCTCATGCGCGTAAAGGGGCTACTCAACGAGCGCAATCTGCCGGCCTATCCCACCCGCGACCGTGAGTACCTGCGGATCAAGGACGGCCAGTGGTGGCACCCGGAGCTGGGCATGCAATACAGCCAGTCCACCCGAGTGAAGCAAGCCGGCCTGCCCTGGCTCGCCGAGCAGCTGGGCCTTGAGATGCCGGAGATACCGGCAGACCGCCGTGACGTGGCCTAGGGAGTACGCCCGCCAGATCTTAGCCCTGCGTACCAAAGAGGAGCGCAATGCCGCGCTCCTCGAAGTACCAGAACATCTGCGGGAGCTGACCAAACGCCACTGCCTGAACGCCTGGAACCATCCGGCAAGACACAAACGCAAGGAGGCCCAACAGAGCCATGAGCAATAACAGCCAAGCACCGCTGCGACTGCACCCCGCACCGGATTCATCCACCGTCGAGCTGCTCTATCGAACCTTCGGTGATGTGTTGATCCCCCTGGAAAGGCTGCGCGAGCAGTACTTCCGCAACCTCAACAAGGAGTCATTTGCGGCAGAGATCACCAGCGGCCGGATCGAGCTACCTGTCACCACCCTGGACAACAGCCGCAAGGCACCGAAATACGCACACATCCGACATGTCGCAGCGCTGATCGATATCAGAGCCTACAAGGCGGATGAAGACATGCCCCGCGCACAAGCCGAAGCAAACGAGTAATCCCCAATGCACGGCCGCCACCACCGGTCCGCACACCACAAGGAGTAACACCCATGACCACTCAACAGGTCATCGCCCTCGCCGCCATCTGCGCGTTCGTTATCGGGCTATTCGCATACGCCTACTGCTTTGGCCGCCAAGAGGGCCGCGTCCGAGGTCGCATTGCCAGCGACCTCGAGCACAAGGCGACCATCCAGCGACTGGAAGCGTCCCTGGAGTTCCTGCGCAACGACCACCGGCACCTAGCCGCGCACGCAAAGCGGCTGAAGGATGCAAGCGCACTGCAAGAGCAGCACCGCCACACCCTACTGCAGATCGCTGAAAGCCTGCGCATTGCCGCCGAGACCTGGAGCGCCTTCAAGACGGGCAAGAAGCTCGAGCGCGACGCATACCGCCTGCGTAACGAAGCCCTCGCCCTCGCCGACCTCTTGAAACCCACCGAACAGGAGGCCGCAGCATGAGTCAGGCCCACCACCCCGGCTTGCTCTTCGATTCTGCGCCATGCGCCGGACACGCCCGCGCCATCGGACGGGGATCGACGCAGCTCTCGACCTCGGAGGAAAGCGGGTACGCGCGCGCGCAGGATTGCGACGCCACCCACCCCGCTTTGCTCCGCGAAGAGGTATGCATCGACACACAGAAAACAAAGAGTCTCTGCTGCGCAGCAGCAGGCATTGTTGCCCCTATCAGCGCCACTACCGAGGCGCTTATACCCCACGAAAAGCTGCGCGAGGCAGCCAGTGTTGATGCAGCGCTAATCGCTCAGGAACGCCCGCCCGCGCAGCCTGTTGTGGGGTATAAGCCCCCTCCAAAGATGCACAACTACCTATTGCTACAGCCTAAGGACATTCGGTAATGGAACTACAAAGTGAGACCTTGGCCGATGAAGAGCTGTGCACAATCACCGGTTACCAGCTCCCGTCCAAACAAATCCAATGGCTGACAGAAAACCATTGGCAGTTTGTTTTGACCGGCGCGCGGCGTCCTGTTGTGGGCCGGGTTTACGCCAGACTGAAGCTGGCGGGAGTAAAGCCTTCTTCGGTCAACGCGGTTGCTGAAACGTGGTCACTCAATCTGGCGAATGTGAGCTGACGCATGCGCAAGAAAACCACAGCCAACCGAGACCTACCACCACGCATGGTGAGGCGAATCAGGAAGGGCAAGAACGGCCAGATTTGGACGTCGTACTACTACAACGGCAGGGATGCCACCGGCAAACGGAAGGAGATCCCTTTGGGTACGGATCTCGATCAGGCCAAAGTGGAATGGGCCAGGCTGGAGTGCAAAACGCCGCCAAAGCCCAACCATTTGATGAGCTACGTATTCGACCGGTATGAAAAAGAAATCATCCCCGGCAAGTCTATCCGTACCCAATCGGACAACCGAAAAGAACTCAAACAGCTCAGGAAAGCCTTTGAAAACGCTCCTATCGAATCCATCACACCTCAAGTGGTCGCCCAGTACCGCGATGCCAGAACAGCCAAGGTCAGGGCCAATAGGGAAATCGCCCTGCTCTCCCACGCATTCACAATTGCCCGAGAGTGGGGCCTGACCGACAAGGCCAACCCGTGCTTCGGCGTTCGTCGCAACAAGGAAAAGCCCAGGGACTATTACGCCGGCGAGACCGTATGGAATGCGGTCTACGCCGAGGCGGTGCAAGAGCTTAAGGACGCAATGGACCTGGCCTACTTGACCGGACAACGCCCCGCGGACGTACTCAAAATCGCCGCCACCGACCTGAACAACGGATTCTTGCTGATTGGCCAGGGCAAAACCGAAAAGCGGCTACGCCTGCGGCTGGAAGAAGCAGGTGTCCAGTCTGGCTTAAGTGCATTTATCGAGGACCTACAGGAACGCAGGGCCATTAACAGCATCAGGACATCGACACTGATCACCAATGCATCAGGGCTGCGAATGAGCCAGCAGATGCTCCGAAACCGATGGGACGACGCACGAGAGAAGGCCGCAATCAAAGCAGCGACTGACGGAGACCCGGCACTGGCCGCTAGCATTCGGCAGTTTCAGTTCAAGGACATTCGGCCGAAAGCGGCGAGTGAGATTGAATTGACGCATGCAAGCCGGCTGCTTGGGCACTCAACGGAGGAGATGACGAAGAAGGTCTATCGACGAGTTGGTGAGATTGTTAGGCCGACGAAATGA